AAGATGATTAGAGTAGACTTGGTTAAACAAGGAAACTCTTTTTCTTCGGAGTCACGTCCGGCTCTTTCCAGCCGTCTAATCACACCCCAACCGGAGCGAGGACGGAATCATCCTGCTGATCTAAGGAAGGCGATAGACGGAAGAATTATGGATCCAGCTCGTATTCAGGTCGATTACGGGGATAGCCGGGCAACCGAGATTTTCGATCGGTTTTGTGCGTCTGTAGTGGACGTAAATAAAATAGACCTTTTGAATATCGAAATACCCGTAGAATCGGAAGAGGCTCGTAAAAAATGGTTTTCGGAACATGGTGGTAGGCGTCCCGAAATTTACAAGTCAAAAGAGGACGGGATTCCTGATGGTCGCACATATTATATTCTTCTTAAGGCTGATCATAAACCAAAGATGGATAACTCCCACCGAGATGGACTTCCAGTAGGGCAGGTAATTACGGCTCACCACCCTTATTGGACGTCCGTCTTTGGACCTATGTTTGCTGTTATGCAACTTAAGTTTTTCTTGTCAACCCGCAGCAATGTGGCCATTTTTACTAAAATGACGTGGCAAGAACTGGGAGCTCGTATAGACGCGGCGCTCTCAGGAAAGAAATTCAGGGCTAGCGAAGCTGACATTGGGAAATTCGATAAGTCGCAGTACCAGATTATGCTTGAATTTCAGATAAAAGTATTTAGGCTCTACGGCATGCCAGAGTGGGCAATTGATTTGTGGAGGATATTTCACGAATTATGTGTACTCACTTGTCCACAGATGGGCCTAAGAATGCTTATCGAATTCCAGCGTCGTTCAGGAGATGCTTGTACATGGTTTGGAAATACGATTGTGTGCGCAGGGGTAATGGCCTACCTTTACCCCATTGAAGATTCTATCCTTACGATACTCAATGGAGACGATAACGTTATGTTTTGGAAGACCGATCAAGTTCTGAAAGATATAAACAGAGCAGGAGGTGAAGCCTTGAATTTTGAAATAAAAGTATATTCTTGTTCGACATCAATTTATTTTTGCTCAAGGTTTATTGTCTATACCCGACGGGGTTGGATGATAGTCGCAGATCCTGTAAAGCTCATAGTTCGTCTTGGCAGAAACGATATTCAAGGAAGAGAGCACCTTGAAGCCATATGGCAATCTTGGTCTAGTATGCATTACGATTATCTAGATAACGAGATGCGTGCGGCTGTTACTGTAGCGGCTCAAGATCGTTACGAAACTACCCTTTGTAATGAGGTTCGAGGGGTTATGACGTTTTCACGAGCAATAGCTTGTATTGCTAAGGACGTAAGAAATTTATTTGGCCTATTTGAAGGAACCGAAA